CAGTTTTTGAATCTTCGATCTTCAGTTTCAGAAGCTCTGTAACGTACATGTAAGAAAGGACGTCTAATATTAGATCCTAGCATTTGATCATAAACTGTAGAAGTTCCAGCAGGAACCATTACACCATCAATAGCTTTATCTAGTCCTCTAGTAGTAGCATCATTTAGATATTTCCAATCAGTTTTGTAGAAGTCATAAGAACCTCTTCTGAATCCTGAAAATCCAAAGTTTAATGCCATTTCTTGCTCATTGTCAAAAAGACCGTAAGATGCAGAAGCAGTAGAAGCAAAACCTCCACCTGCCATAGCAGCAATCATATCGTCAAAATCAAGAGCCGTAGATCTTGATAAGAATAACATGTTTTCTTCAATAGCACCTTGCTTATCTAAGTTCTTGAGTATTTCATCAAAATCTCCCATTGCACCTGAACCAGGAGCAGCAGCACCAGCAAAACCAGAGTATATATTACCTCTTGCTTCGATAGCAGCAAATAAACCTTCAGTACCTTCTAGTTTGTTAGTGTCTCTTAATACAGTTCCAGTTGGAGCTTTTTCACCTTCAACCATAGTCATTTCAAGATAATCTTCAAAACGTAGTCTAGTTTCAGACTCAGCTTTTAGATACCATAAATATCCAGATGTTCCGTCTTCAGTAGCAACTTCAACCCACCCAATTTGAGCAGTGTCAGAACCATTGATTTCGTACTTGTCTTTGATAATTACAGGTCTGTTAGAAAACTGAGTGAAAGATGGCTCAATAGAACCGTTCATTCCAGTATCTCCTTTTCTAAATTCAGAACCATACACGAACATATTAACACCAGTGTTTGCTGTTAAAGCAGCAGGTAAAGTGTCAGATCCGTAAGGTACAGCTGTAAAACTCAATGCATCAGCAGAACCATTAACAACTTCAACACCACCACCATCTGCAGCACTAAACACTGCCTGCACATAAACTTTAGCAGTTACTAAACCAGTTGCTTGATCAGATAAAAGAACAGTTTGTCCTTGTCTAACAGCAATACTAGTAGTAGTATTTGGAGCAGCTAATGAAGGAGTTATTTTAAATACTCCACCAGTACCATTAATAGCTGTCGTTACGCCTCTATAAGCGATATGCAACCTGTTTTGTTCAGACCAAATAATTTGATCAGAAGTCATTGGCATTTCAGCTCCTACCATTCTCAAGAAACCAGACAAAGTCCTGTTTCCGTATCTTTCTACTTCTGCTTCGTAAAGCTCAGGTAGATATTGTTGTGCAAAGTCTTTTCCAGATCCAGTATTGAACTCTAGAAAATTACTCTGCAATGCCATTCTCGCTTGAGAAGGCACTATTGACGCGGGAAAACTCCCACCTGATAAACTCATAATTTTAGTTTTTAGTTTTTATTTTTGTTTTTATTTTCAACTTAGAACTGTCAATGCCAGATACTGCTTTAACTTTTAATCCTCCAATATAAATATCACCATTGCTTTGTGGGCGTGACGATGTTTCTATATTTTTAGACTTATCAACTATATCTTTAATTCCATCGGATTTACCTTGTTCATAAAAATGACTAGCTATTGTATCTACATTTCTAGCAGCAAACATAGCTTTGTGATAACCTTTATGATCAGCTATTGAACCATCTTCATTTAAGAACATCTTAGTGAAGTCTGATAATTTAACTTGTTGATCGGCTAACTCTTTAGCATTATTAACATTATAACTAAATTTTTTTTCTCCTACGTTAAACTCAAAACCTTTGAAATCTTCAGAAAAATATTCGTTAGTTAAATTAATAAAATCTTGCTGTTGTGTGTTTGCTTTTTCTTTTTCCTTGTTGTATCTATTGAAAAATTCAGTTGCTTTTTGTTGATCTTTGGTTACGTTAGGTCTCAACTTGATCTCTTCGTAATATTTATCCTTAGTATCTTCCAAAAAACTCTTGGCATTCGCAATTTCTTCTTTAAAAGCGAGTTTCTTTTTCTTTATATCTCGCTCTTCATCCAATTCTTCATCAACTCCAAAATTGTCTTCCATTATGAAATCAATCTCTTCGTTGTTAAGATGTGGTTTAGTATTTTTATAATATTCTTTTAGTAAAGTATTCTCATCAACGTTAGATACATCAGTATCTAATCTAACGTAATCCTTTACTGTTCCACCAGTTTCTTTCATAAAAGTAACAAGCTTATCTAGTCCTTCAGGTAATTCTAGACTAGTTGCTGGTATTTTTTCTTTTACTTCTTCTTTTTTTTCTTCAGTTTCAGTAATTTCTTTTATAATAACAGTTTCTGGTTCTTCTTTTTTTAAATCAACTTTTAAAATAGTATCTTTATTTTCTATTTTATCTTCTTTATTAAGATTGATTTTAACTGGGATGTTTTCTTTAACTAGTTTTACAGGTTTTTTCTTTATTTTAAAATCACCTTGAGTCAACTCTCCCCCTTTTGTTTCTTTTATTTCTTCTGACATAATATAATATAATAATTAATAATTACTCCATAATACCCTCTGGCATGGAGTCTTGCATTGAGCCACCTTCTTTAAAATCTATAGGTGGTAAATTTAAGTTTCTTTGGTTTATCATTTCGCTTTGTTGGGTTCCTTCAATTCTTGTTCTTGTATCTTTTCTATCTTCTATTAATTTCTCTTGTGTTACAATTCTATCTACTTCCATTTGCTTAAGTTGCTTATCAAATTGAAATTGCATTTGCATCATTTGCTTTTTTAATTCAGCATCTTGTTGCATTTTATTAATATCAAATTCAGATTTACCTTTAGCTATTTGTAACGTTGTTTCAGCTAAAGCTTGTTGCTTCTGCATTTCAGCTAACGCAGATCTTTCACTGGCCTCTGCATTTGCTTGAGCTTGAGCTTGTATATTAGCTTGACTTCTCTGTTGATCTTCAGCAGCTTTTTGTTTTCTTTTAATCTTTATATATTGATTAGCTAATTTTAAGTTTTTTATATCTCTTATCTCTATAGCGTCTTCTAAGTTTATAGATTGAGACTGTAATGCTACTTGTATATTCTGTTCTAATTGAGCTCTTTCTTCTTCGTCAGGAACTAATTCTAAGTATATACCAAATTCAAACATGTTTAAAGTTTGCATATCTTCCAGTGTTCCAACGTTGTAAGAACTAATACTTGATTTTAAAGCTTCTTTAGTTAATGGAAACTCTAACATGTCAGCAACTCTCAAAGATATATTTTCACATGTTCTAGCAGATAAATATAAACTAGCTTGAACTATGTGCTTAGTTGCTGTATTAGAATTAGCAGCTGCAAGCTTTTGCAGACCTACTAAAGAATCTTTATTTGGTTGGCTACCATCTCTAGCTTCATTAAGACCCGTTACGTCTCTCATCATTTGTAAATAATATTGATAAGTTTGTATTAATGATTGCATCTTAGCGCCTCCAGATCCTGACTGTAATTCTTGTATTGGTACTTTGCCTGGATTAGCTCCACCATCTTGAGTCATAGATCTACCCAATATGCTACCTGTTTGAAAGTACATGTTTAAAGCTTCAGCTGCATTGTAATTAGTTCCATTACCTAAATCAACTTCTGCTAAACCATCTACATCTAAAAAAACTCCATCAGGAACTAACCTAGCTAAAACTTGTTGTAGTTTTAAATGTGTTAGTTGAATCATATCAGCAAAACCAGTCATTCTACTTACTAAAGATTCTATACGCCCATTATACATTTTAGGAGCACATATGTTGTAATTCATATTAACTTTGACTAAGTTAGCATCTGGTCTTGTCATGTTTTTAGCTAACTTCCAGCTAAGCATCATCTCGTGACCTAGTATTTTTGCTCCTTGATATAAAACCTCTATTGACCTAGACACCCTGTCGAAATTATCGTTCTTTGGTGGGTTAAATGTGTCAGGCTTTTCTATAACTTTTTCTAAACCAGTATTTGTTTCTTTTATTTTAAAAACTTGATTGCTATATGTCTTATATTCAAAATATAAAACAGCTATACTATTATTGTCTTGTCTGCCGTTAAATTGATAATTATAACTAGAACTACCTGGGTATTGTTGTATAGTTTCTAAATCTGAATCATCTAAGTAAGGAAATTCTTTTTTAATTTCATTTAAACTAATATACTTAACTTCTCCAACATACCATAAGTCTTGAAAATTAGGATCATCAGTATATGAATACACTAAGTCAGCTGGATCAACATATTTTACAGTAACACCTTCTGATAGATTAAATGATGTTTTAACAGCTCCTATACCTAGTATAACTAAGTCCTCTGACATTCTCCTTCTAGTTAGCTCATATTTATTAAAAGCTAAAGTGTTGTTTATAACTTCTTCTTCAGCTATTTCAATAGACTGCTTATAAGTTAATTGCATATGTACATCTAGTTCTTCCCTGTTTTGAGGAAGATCTTCTGGATTAGAATTTGAATACATATTCATACCAGTTACACTTTTTATTTGATCTATAAGTTTTTTAGCTTCTATATCTCTTAATAGCGCTTCTGCATATTGAGTTCTTTTATTTATTGACTCTGGGTCTTGAGCATAAGCTTTTATATCATACAGCTTACCATCCATACCATTGACTACTATATCTACAAATTTAGGAATAATAGGTACTGGCTTCCAGTCTAAGTTTAAATAAGATAAATCTCCATTAATAGCTAATTCATCTTTGTATTTTTGAACAGACTGTTCACCTCTAGCATATAATCTTAAGTTTCTAAAATTATTAAAATTAGTATTATATCTTCCCGACGCTCCAGATCTAGTACCGCTAAACCAATCTCCTTCAATCGCTCTACCAACTTGCCTACCGTAGTCTTCACTTTCTTTAACCTCATCAGGTACCACCTGATCAGGAAATGAACTGCCATTATAAGTTTGTATTTGCATTTATTTTTTTATTTTAGATAAACTTCCTTCGTTATTGTATTTCTTTATACCTAGATTAACATTTTTTTTAGTAACTATAGGTACTGGCGTATATTTATTTTTATTGCAAGCCATAATAGCTAAACCAGAACTTATAGAAGCATCGTGTTTAGTTCTATTATTTATATCAAAAGTAGCCCAATCTTCTAGTGTTTTTTGAAAATACATATCGCCATGTTCTTCATTTGAGTAGCCAATGTGGCTTTCTATATAAGACTCAATAGCAGCTGCATGAGCCTGCTTAATATCTTCGCTCGAGTTAGGTATTCCACCAATTTCTTTTTCTGTTATAGATAATTTATTCCAAATCTTATCAGGTCTATTAATTGAAAAACCTCTATAACCTCTACGTTTAAAATAGTATAATAATCTAGGTTTATTATTTTCAGCTAATATTGGCATGCCATAAAAAATACAAGCCATTAAAACATCTTCAAAGAATATCTCAGCTGTTTGTGGCCTTGATATATATTCTAAAAAGAAATGATTAGGAGGAACATCTTCCATACTAAACTTAGTTAAACCATGTAGTGAACCATTAGAACCTTTACCGTCTACTGTACCACTAATATCGTAACTATCACATCCAAAAGCTCCTATATGCTCATTTCCAGGATGTTTAATACCGTTTTTTATAATAACTCTATTTTGCATTTCAACATTTGGTACCCAAGACACTTTAAATCTACCGTCTTTATTAGGATAGAATACTACTCTAGTATCTTTAACACCATTAACCCATTGAAAACTACCTTTAGAAACTTTACTTAAATTGTTTATTTCTTCGTTGTAGTCTATTTGTTGATATATTTTAGTTAAATTAAATATAGACTGTTTTGCTTCATCCCTAAAAGCATGTTGCTCTGTTCTTGGAAATTGTCTATAGTATTCATTTAAACTATCTTGATCAGACTTTAAACCATCTACTTCATTTTCCCAGTGTTCAATGACGCCTGTTGTAATGTCGTAACCGTCAACTCCTTTGACTGGATTTTTTTCTCTAATGAAAACAGGTGATCCGTAAGAATCCATGAATCCTTCGTAGTTCCATTCCATAGGGACGAACAGAGAATAGAGTCCAGAAGAAGTTTGTCCGTTTCTATTTCTTTTTGTAGCGTCTGAATTATAGTATAGTTTTTTGAAATTGCTTCCACCTTTATCTAACGCGTTTGAAGTTGAGCCCATCATACACTTGCCTACGATTCTTGATCCTAGCCTTAGTGTTGTTTTTGTAACTCGCCAATTGTTTAATATGTTGTCCGGTCTTTCCCATTTTCCGCTTTCGTCGTGTGCTAATAATTTTAATTTCTCACCATCGTAAGAGTTGTCACCAGTGTTTTTCCAGTCAATTGTTGTGTCGA